CTTTACGAGATGCATGGCGTAACGCTCAAAATGAAGAACATGATGATTATGAAGAATGGCAAGCATATGCATCAAAGCATTTTACAAATATAAACAATCCTAGTGATTTTGTAGATTTATGGCGTTTAGTAAAAGCAGATGAAGAGATAGATATTAATCTTCCTGACATACAAGGAGGAATATCAGGAGTAAGTACTTTAGAACAAGCTATAAGTCAAGTTGTAGGAGCACAAGGTGCAAAAGAAATGACTAAGTTTGGAGGTTTAAGTGCAGATATTTTAAAGTCAACTACAAGACAATTACAAAAACAAAAGGCAAGAGAAGAAGAAATGGCAATGTTTTCTAACATTGATGGTTTTAGTGAAATATATAATTTTAATGAATTATTTAAAAATGAATTAATGGCTGATTCAGGTGTAGGAGGAATATTAGCTTTAACAGGTGATAAAGATCAGTTTGAAGAAAACTTGGAAGGTGAAATATCTAAATTAACAGGTATTAATAATAATGTGGAATATAACTGGCAAAAATGGTTTGATAGTGAATTTGAAAAAAGATATCAGTTAAATCCTGTTTTAGATAATGAAGGTAATCCTTTAGAAGAACGTGTACAAGATATGGATAAAGATGGTAATTTACTTTATGAACAACTACCTGTAACAGATGAAGAAGGTAATGCCACTTATGACGATAATGGAGATGCAATTACTGTAGATGATCCAACTAAACCAATTTATAGAAAAGATAAAGATGGAAATTATATTAAACGTTTAGTATTTGATGATCCAACTACAGATGAAGATGAAAGTCGAATATATATTGATGCAAGAGATTATGACATATACGGTAACAGAAAAAAAGATGAAGAAGGTAATCCTCTTATAACCAGAATGGAATTAGATAAAGGTTATATTGATGAGTATATTAGAAATTATTTAACTCCTAGATTTAATCATTCAAAATCAATGAATGAATTTGTTGATTTAATTAATGTAAGAGATGCAGATATGAATCCATTTCAAACTGAAAATAAATATGCAACTGTTACACAACTTGCAAGCGAGCTAGGCGAAAAACGTTTAAGTGAGTTAAAAAACGAAGAAAGAAATTTCGATGCTGAATATTACTTAGATCCTACAAGTAAAATTAGTCGTGAGATTGGAGCAAAACAAAAAGAGATAATTGCAAACGATAGGCTTAATGCAGCAAGTTCACCAAATGAATTGTTAGATCCATCAGATCCTTATTCTTTAACTTGGGCACAAGCTAAATATAGATATGGAATGACTAATGATGATATTTCAGACAATGAAAAATGGGCAAAATTTCATTACGATGCAAAAGGAATAAAATGGAAAGAAAGAAATAGTCCAATAATTGATGGAACTCAATATCAAGGTATATTATTTGATCCAGCATTAGATATTAGTAATCCAACAGAGATTGATAATTACATAGAAAGTAATATACAACCATTATTAGGAGAACAATATCAACTAGCTTTACAACATGGAGAATTTGGACGTTTTATTACACCTGAAGCTTTTGCAGACATGATGTTAAAAGAAGCAGAAGCTATGTCACCTGAAGAATGGAATAAAATTAAAAAAGCTTTAGAGTTAGATGAAGACGATGATTCAACAATAGATGAATTAAGAGATATGATCGAAGAAACTATACGTGGAAATGAAGGACATAAGATTCGAGCACAAATTGAATATTTAAATGAAAAAAATAAAAAACCTACTCAGAAATTATTAGGTATTGATTATATTCAACGTGACGAAGATTACAAACCAACATCAGGTACAACAAATACTGAATTATATAATGTTTTTAAAAATGCAGGATTTCAAGGAGATGAAGATGCTTTTTATAATGAGTTTATGCCAGATGCGGATAGAGGAGAACAAGAATTTTTAACTAAAGCATTAAAAGGAAATTTAAAATTAAAAGAAATAAGTAATGATCCTTTAACTGCTTTTACTATGTTTGATGGATTTTTTGATACAGAAGATACAGAAGATACAGAAGAAGATATACAAAAAGATATAGAAGAAAGAGAAAGATTATTTGGAGATGAAGCAAATTATGAAGCTAATGAAACTACATTTTTTAATGATTACGTTAAAAAGAAAAGTGAATTTAGTGATATTTCTAATTTCTTTACTTAAATAATACAAATAGTAATAAAAGTATGTATATTAATAGTAAGTAATATTATTTTCATGTCAGATTTAGCATCTGCTATAAAATTAATTTGTAAATATGAAGGTTTTAATGAAACAGCATATCCAGATATCAATACAGGATGCGAACCATATACTATAGGATTTGGAACACAATATTATTCTGATGGTAGTCCTGTAAAAGCTGGACAAAAATGTACAAAACAAAAAGCATATGAATATTTATTTAATGAAATAAGTATTATTCAAGAACAAATTAAAACATTAAATTTAAAGAATTTAAATAATTCTATTGAAGAAGCTTTAATATCTTTTATTCATTCTGTTGGATGGGAAGCTTTTTTATATAGCAATATTATAGATTGTTTGGAAATTGAAAATTATGCAGGAGCTTCTCAAGAAATATCAAAATGGATTTTTAATGAAAAATATGAAGTTATAGGTAATTTAATTGATAGAAGAAAAGAAGAAATAAATTTATTTTTAAATGAAATTGAAATAGATAGTGAGCCAATTAGTGATATTTTATTAACTGCTTTTCATAATTTTGAAGGAAATCCAAATCAATTAAGAGCTATTAGAAAACTTGAAAATCGTATTAATCCTTATGTATTAAGTGACTTTACTAATGAATTTAGAATAGATTTTAAAAAAGAAATTGACTATTCTGAATTCGATATTAGTTGGTCTCTTTAAACATTTCCTTTAGAATAAAAAAAAGAAAAAATTACTAAATGGAAAATTCAGCAAAAGCAAAAGAATTCTCATTACCTTTAGAATTACAATTCTCTATGCGTAAAGCAGAGATTAATGCAAAAGAAATGACATGGGAAGAACTTTATGCAGCTTTGTTGAATTTGTATTATCAAAGGTTAATGGAATGGCACGCAGTTAAAGAACTTGTAGCACAAGAAAATATTAAATTAGATTTTGATATACCTACAGATATAGAAATGAAAAATTTAATTGGACAAGATTTTATTGAAGAAGAAATCTTTTATGAAGATGATGAAGAAGATAATCCTTTTGAATCTGTTTAATTAAGATTCTAATAAACGATCTAAATACCATTTAGCTTTTTTTAAAGATTCTTTTTGACCTTTTTGTTTTTCACGCCAAATATACTTAACAATATTTCCTTTTAGATAACCTTTAAATTCTTCTTCAGATAATTGTGCTTTTATTGCATCAATACATTCTATTGAAGTAGAAGCATAATGAGAAGGACTATTAATTAAATCTTCTTTCTTTTCATCTAACCATGGAACAGGACAAACACCATCTTTACATCCTTCATCAGGATCTAATTGCATTTTAAAACTTGTTTCATCTATTGGATCAAACCACGACGCATCATTGATGCCATTTCCATTTCTTTGGATGGTTTTCCCAATGCTATTAGAAGAGTATTTGGTTTCGCATTCGTCCCTGCATAATTCTCCGACTCCTCCATTGATGGAATATAACCCGTCACTCCTGGTCGTTTCATTCTCTTTGCTCCTTCCAGTGTTAGATTTTCTCGATCCATTCCCTGTTCGCATAAAGTTAAACCACGGTTATATTGATCATACAAAGGAATATCATTATTTTCATTATCTGGTTGACAACCAAAATCATCAGTACTTGTATAACGACAATCTAATTCATCTTTTAAAAAAGCATCTAAAAAAGATGTTTTAGAATTACTTCCAGCCATAATTATATAAAGTTTTGATGTAGTCCTTTTACAATATTATCATGGCAAGATTTTATAAAGAAACTTACGACCCTCAAAAGGATTCTGGTACTTCAGGTATTGAAGTTACAGATTTAAATCCAGAAAAAAATTATGATGTAGACCTAAGAAGAGTTGATCCAGAAGTTAGAAAATCTATTGAAACTACAAATGAAAAACAAGTAAATAAAGGTAAATTTTTTCAAGCAGCAAAAACAGCTGGAGAATATATAAAAAGAAGATCTATAGCTGAACCTACATTAAGAGGTAAAACTCCTGTTAGTAAAGCAAACATAGCAGGTGTTGAATTACCAAGTTTAAGAGGAAGATTTTATGGTGATCCAGGAGCTGGTTCTACTGCATATGCAAGAAAACCTAAATCAACTTTTGGAGATTTTGGCTAAACTTTTGAATATACAATTTCTTTTGGCTGGTCTTGGTATTTACCTTTTCTATCTTTATAACTTATATTACAATCTTTACCTCGATAAAATAATAATTGAGTTATACCTTCATTCGCATAA